ACACAGCCGCAGGCGAAGTTCTTGCAACTTTGCAAGCCGCTTACGGTACATCAGTAACAGTTACAGCAAAGCAGACTTCAGCCGCAGTATCAGCGACTAACCCACTTTACACAATGACCTGCCTAGTCAATAACCTAACCGACATTAACGGTGCAGTTGGCGATCTTGGCACTCAGTCAGTAACATGGACAGTCAACGGCACTGTCGCAGTAACCACAGCGTAATAACTAACTAAGGGGCAAAGCATGGCAAAACTAAAGGTAACAAGGGCAGACGGAAGCGTTAACGAGTACCAGATCACACCAGCGATCGAGTACGCCTTCGAGCAATTCAAAGGTAAAGGTTTCCACAAAGCCTTTAGAGATGATGAAAAGCAGAGCGATGTTTATTGGCTTTGCTGGGAAGCAATTCGTCGGTCGGGTGAAACCGTAAAACCCTTCGGAGAGTCGTTCCTTGAGACTTTGACGCGAGTCGAGGTTCTCGACGATGACCCTTTGGAGTAACGCGGGAGTCCTTCACCTATCTCGTAGCGAGACTATCGCTTGAGACAGGACTCTCGCCCCAAACTTTAATAGCACTAGATCACACAATGTTTAGGACTTTACTTCAAGCCCTAAAGGACAGAGCAAAGGAGCAAGCGGATGCCAACAGAAGTAAAAGGCGCTGATAAGCTCCGTAAAGCTCTAAAGCAATATGAACCTGATTTAGCCAAAGCTACAACTAAAGAACTAGGTAACTTGCTAAAGCCGATCGCAGCTAAGGCTCGCGGCTATATGCCAGCAGACTCACCTTTAAGTGGATGGGCTGCTCGATCTTTTAATGAAGGTCGCTTCCCTACCTATAATCCAACTCTCGCCAAGCGCGGTATTGCATATAAAACTTCTCCAAGCCGACCTAATAATCGCGGTTGGAGATCTTTAGTATCGCTTCTGAATAAGTCTGCAGCTGGCGCTATTTACGAAACAGCAGGGCGTAAGAACCCAGGCGGTAACTTTTCACCTCGCCTCGATCGAGGAGATGCTCAGCTTAAAGGTCAAGGAAAAATGCAGGGTCGCGGTATCTTTCGCGCCTGGAATGAAGATCAAGGCAGAACTCAAGGCGCTGTTATTAAAGCACTTGAAGGCGCAGCCGCTAAGTTTAACGCTAAGACAGGCAGATATAACTGATGGCAACTAATGTAAAAGTAGATATTGCAGCGGAGTTTGTGGGCAAGAAAGCATTTAACGATGCCGTTAAATCAACTATTGGTCTTAACTCTCAGGTTAAAACACTTGCCAAGTCTTATGTAGGTTTATTTACTGCTCAGCGTATTGGTCGCGCATCTATAAATGCAGCTAAAGCCTTTGCTCAAGACGATAAAGCAGCAAGAGTATTAACCCAGTCTTTAGATAACTTAGGCTTAGCCTTTGCAGATCCTTCAGTAAAGAACTTTATTGCAGATCTAGAGAAGCAGTTCGGCGTACTCGATGATCAACTGCGCCCAGCTTTTCAGCGTTTATTAACTACTACTGGTTCAGTTACTCAAGCCCAGTCTTTACTTCGCACAGCTTTAGATCTTTCAGCGGCAAGCGGGCAAGATGTTGTTTCAGTCGCAGGGGATTTGAGCAAGGGTTTTGTGGGGCAGACTCGCGCTCTTGCTAAATACGGCATCGGTTTAACTCAGGCTGAACTAAAGGCTATGTCCTTTGAGGAAGTTCAGACAAGAATTAACGATCTATTCGGCGGGCAAGCAACAGTCGCAGCCGATACTTATGCAGGTGCTATTCAGCGTCTATCAGTTGCATCTAACAACGCTAAAGAGATTATTGGCGGTGGGTTACTGGATGCACTCGCAGCCCTTGGCGGTGGCGGTGAAGGTGGTTTACAGAACACTCTTAACCTTATTGAAAAGACTTCTACAGCTTTAGCAACTTTTGTTCGTAAGTTCGGGGTTGGTTTAGGGGTAACTGGCAAAATACTTACAGGTGATTTCAGCGGCGCTCAAGCCTTAGCCAATGCGGAAAAGAACCGAGGTAAAGACACCTCTGGATTAACTCCTACAATTAAGGCAGAACTAGCTAGAGCAGCAGCGGAGAAGGCATCAGCCAAGAACCGCTCTGTCTTAGTTAAGACAACTAAAGAACAGACTAAAGCCTTGAAGGAACAAACAGCTCTAACTAAGGCTGGCACTTTATTCGATATCCAACAGGCTCAGATTATCGCCGCGCTTAAAGGCGATATAACAAACGAAGAGCGTAAACGCCTAGAACTTCAGCTAGCGATCCTTACTGGCAATACAAACGAGGCATCTAAACTCGCTGGTGAACTTGCCAAGTCTCAGGGGCTATCACAGCAACTAGCAGCCTATCTTGCAAGCCTTCCAGATGCTAAGAACCCATTCACAGCGTGGAAGTCTTATCTCGACATGATCGAAGCACAAGTACGCCGCATCTCAACAGCAAGCCCTGCGCCTGTTACTTCTATGGCTTCAGGCTATGGTGTAACTGGCACTCAATATTCTCTGCCTAACGGTTCAACACAAACGAGTGCAGCAGGAGTTGATTTCGTAGTAAATGTAAACGCTGGCTCAATTATTGCCCAGGAAAGTCTGCAAGATGTTCTAAGAGATACTTTGCTGGATGCTTCGCTATCTGCTAAGTTCTCTGCGATATTCCGACAAGGCGGTTCTTTCGGACCATGACCTTACCTGCACAGATATCCGTATCGTTCGACTTTACTAGCGGTGCTACCTTCGGGTATCCCTTTACTATTGGCGATCCTAAGTATGGAAAACTAGGCACAGGTACTTTAGCTTCTAGCACTACTCCAGAGCCTACAGTGGATCTAACGCCTAATGTGCGCCAGATTACTATTAAGCGTGGGCGTAACATCATGCGCGATACCTACGAAGCAGGATCTTGCACCGTTCGAGTCTATGACGAAGATGGATCCTGGAACCCTCAAAATGTTAATTCTCCGTATTATGGTTTCCTTACTCCGCTTCGTAAGCTGCGCGTATCGGCAACAGTAGGCGGAGTGGGTTACTTCCTATTTTCAGGCTATACAACCGATTATAAATATTCATACGACCAAGCAGAGAATATTGGCTATGTCGATATCACTTGCTCAGATGCTTTTAGACTCATGCAGCAAGCAGGTATCGTAGGCGTGGCAGGGGCTACGGCTGGACAAGATACTGGAACCCGTATAAATAAGATCCTGGATCAGGTCTCATTTCCTACTTCGATGCGTACGATCGATACAGGTAACACCACCTGCATAGCCGATCCTGGCACTTCTCGTACAGCTCTAGATGCTCTCAAGAACGCAGAGTTCTCCGAGCAAGGCGCGTTCTATATCGACACAGAGGGAACAGCGGTATTTATCAACCGCACAAATGTAATTAAAAAATACGGTGAGACTCCGATCGAGTTTAATCAAACTACAGGTATCCCTTATCGGAACCTCACCTTTGCCTTTGACGACAAGCTGATTATCAACAGCGCAGGCATGACTCGCTACGGCGGAACTCAGCAAGTATCCGAGGACTCAGCCAGTATTGCCAAGTACTTCCCTCACCAGATCAACGAGAACAACCTAGTTCTCCAGACTGATGCAGATGCGCTCAATGTGGCTAAAATCTATGTGGCAACTCGTAAAGAGACTACGATCCGCATAGATGCCATGACGGTTGATCTACTCGACCCAGATGTACCTACTGCCACCATGCTTGGTCTGGACTACTTCTCAAATCTAAAGATCACAAATGTTCAGCCAGACGGCTCAACTATCGTTAAGACTTTGCAAGCGCAAGGACTCTCATGGAACATCACGCCAAATGCCATGAGCGTAACTGTGACAACTCTTGAACCGATCGTTGAAGGGTTCATCATCGGATCAGCAATATCAGGTATAATCGGCACTAACATCATGGCGTATTAGGAGATATAAATGGCAACAGGTTTTCCCTCAAGCACTGGAGATGTACTCTCCGCCGCTATGTATAACGGTTTAGTGACTTTCACGCTAAACGATCAGACAGGCACTACCTACACACCTGTCCTTACCGATCAGTATCAGGTGCTAGTCACCCGATCTAATGCCTCCGCTTCAACCATGACTATCCCTACAAACGCAAGCGTAGCCTTTCCAGTTGGAACAGTAATCACAGTTCTAAACAAAGGCG